TCATACATTGATTGAAACTTTTTTGACTCAGCTTCATAATCTACAGAAGTAGACTGTTCTTGTGTTGGTTCTTGATCTACAGCAGCGGCTTCTGGGCCTGCTTGCTGACTGATGATATCCTCTTCAAACGCACTATTAGCAGCGGGCTGTTCGATAGGGACATTCACTTCCTGTTGTTCTGTTGTAGACATAAACTCTCCTTTAGATGTCTCTTGCTAGGCCTTCGGAGCGGAACCAGCTTTCCTCTCAAGATCCTTGAGATTGTTTGCTAATTTCTCCACCTCGAGCTTCACCTCGTTTTCTAGTTTACTACGTTGCACCCTTCTATCTGCTTTTGACTCAGAGGAAACTTCAGAAAGTCTAGATTTAAACTTCTCAACTTCTACTCTTTTTCTATCACTAACAGATTCTCTTTGTGCTGTCTGCAAGTCACCTTGCAAATTCTTTATTTGAGCTTCTAATGCTTGTATCTGTTGACTCATTAATTGTTTTTCTTCAGTACGTCTCATAATACCTTCTTTATCAAATAGCTCTGGATTTTTCTTTAACACCTCATAACGATCAACAATTCCTAATTGAAATGCTTCTAAGTACACTGCTAACTCAGCATACTTACTAGAAGGCATCGTTGATCCGGGCTCAATTCTTACATCGTGTTTATCTAACATATGTCTTTCTTTTTTCAAATCTAATACTGCCTGACTGACATCTGTATAAAAATTAGCCATAACCTCTGTAATATTATTATTAGGTTGAGCTAATCTAAAAATCTTTTTATAAGTGTAATGACCTTTTGATAAATTATAAAGGACTTTACCTAACTTGTTAATACTAAACTCAATATCTCTTAATTTAGATTTTGGTCTTTCACTTCCAAGAGCAATCATACGTTCTGTTGCTCTCACTGTATCTGGAGCTTTATCAGCAAAGCCATGCATCATTTCTGGCAATCCAAATATAAAATCTATATAGAACTCTGACTGTTGTATTAATCGATAAAACTCACCAGCTAATGGCTGAGGAGCAGGATAGTGTGGTTCTCCCTGTGAAGAATCAACTTCAATGACTGCATTTGGATTTGCCCAGTCTTTTTCTAACTGAGATAAATCTTCAACACTACCTAAAGGAACCAACAGTTTTAATCCAGCAGAAGCTTGAGCGTGTGACAAAGCCAATGACCATAGCTTATTTAGGAGTCTTTGCATTGGTCTGGCTCTAGAAACATCGCTCTTTGGATAAGGTGTTCCTGTCCAAATATTCGGTAAAGGTACAATAGGATACTCATCAGTGTTTAGTATCTGTTCATATAGCACAACTTCTCCCATAGATGCACAAACCTTTACCCTTGTTTGTAATACTTCTATCGCTGTATAAGCTTGTATCTCAAATGCTTCTACGTTTTCCTTGTAGAAAGCAGCGTATTCTTCTTGAGATAATATATCTTCTTCTTGAGTCTTACGATTAATCACCCTGTAAAAAGGAACTTTTACTTTATAAAATCTTTCTAATACCTGATATTTCTTAGATTCAAAGTAATCTTTATCCTTAACATCAGCAGGTGTAAATACCTTCATACTGTTTCTATTTTGAGAAGAAGGATAGTCTTCTTCATCGTAGGTAAACCCTGATATGTCGTGGATAAGACCTTTTATCTCCTCTCCGGTAATTGGATCAACACGATCTCCTAATTCAGGGTAGAGGTTGACGGCTTGTTCTCCCGTGAGGATGGTGGAAAGGATAAGACCATC